CAGCTTGCAAATCTGGCTCGTGCCGGACAAAACCCGATGGGGCTTATCCAGCAGTTGAGCGGGCAGAATGCCCCCATTATGCAGGGGCTGAACCTGATTCAGGGCAAAAACGAAGCACAGCTCAGGACGATGGCGCAGAACCTCGCAAAAGAGCGGGGCATCGACTTGAACCAACTGGCAAGCGCCCTGAACCTGACGCTGCCCCGATAAAGCATCCCTCTAAGCGAAACGCTTCTCAGTCTTGCGGACTTGATAAAAACCGCTTTTATCTGGCTTCGCCCATCGCACACGGCGGTGGGATGGCATAACGCAAAACTGAAAGGAGTTTTGTTATGGACGATTTTGCAACTGGCTATCTGGCTGGGCAGGACGGCGGTAATAACAACGGCGGTTTCTTCGGAAACGAAGGGCTGTGGGCGGTTATCATCCTCGCTATCATCTTCGGCTGGGGCACAAACGGCTACGGCCGGAACGGTGGTGACAACGGCATGAACAGCTACATCCCTTATCTGGTCGGTACTGGCGCAACCGGTCAGGGCGGCGCAGATACTCGTGCGGCTTTGTCTGAGGGCTTCTACCAGCAGGACACTTCCCGTTCTCTGGCTGGCATCCAGAGCGGTATCTGCTCTCTGGGCTATGACCAGCTTGCACAGATGAACACCCTCAACGCTACCGTTGCGGGCGGCTTTGCTGGTACCAATCAGGCAATCTGTCAGCTCGGCTACCAGAACGCACAGCTCGTGAACGGTCTGGAACGCAGCGTGTCCAACGGCGACAACGCCATCAGCCTTGCCATCATGCAGGAGGGCAACGCACGTCAGGCGGGTCAGACCGCTATCCAGACGCAGATTGCGTCTTGCGGCTGCGAGAACAAGCAGCTGATTGGCGACCTGAAGTACACCATTGCACAGCAGGACTGCGCTACTCGTCAGGCTATCGCAGATAACGCTCGTGCCATCGTGGACAACTGCAACGCCAACTTCCGCAGCATGATGGACTACTTCACTCAGGATAAGATTGCCACTCTGACCGCTGAGAACCAGAGCCTGAAGTTTGCCGCTTCTCAGGATCGGCAGAATGCGCTTCTTACCACCGTGATGTCCCAGCAGACCGATACCATCCTGAACCGGGTCAATCCTCGTCCGATTCCCGCTTATCAGGTGGCAAACCCCAACGTGGGCGTGAACTGCTGCGGTTGCTGCTAACCTACACACTCCCCGATAACACCGGGTGAATCATCGGGGCAGGGGTAAGACACCTCTGCCCCTGATTTTTTAGGAGGAAACTACTATGGCTTGCAAAACAAGCTGCAAACTCTGCCCGCACTTGGTCATCAGTCAGGCGGTCACGTTCGCAAACGACACGCTGACCATCAATATCCCTGCTGGTGCATACCAGAACGGAGAAAAATATTGCATTGTCGTTGCCCAAAGCTTGCCGGACACGACCACCATCAACGCCCCTGTGGTCATTACCATCGGTGCAGGCACGACCGCATACCCTCTGACTGACTGCAACTGCGCTCAGGCAACCGCCGAGAGCATCCACACCCGCACCCGCTACGCTACCCGTGTAGCAACGTCCGCAACCGGCACCGGCACGTTTAAGTATCTTGGCTACTTCTGCCGTTCCCACGCCGGTGCGCCTGCGTCCATTTCTTAAGGAGGTATTAGATTATGGGCAAGACTAATTTTCGCCGCATGATGATGCTCCGCGACCACGACAAAGACCGTGAGCCGGAACGTGACCGCCTTGAGGAAGAGCGTGACCGCAGGGAACGTGAGCTGGAACGCCGTCTGCGCAAGCTGGAAGATGGCAACGACCGCTATCCTTACTATCCGCAGGAGGAAAATCGCTACATCGACCCCTACCCTATCCCCCGCTACCCTGACGTAGAGTATGGGCGCAGAATGCCGCAAATTGGCTTTTCGCAGAACGGAGACTGGGACAAGCGGTCTGGGCAGTATGAGCATGGCGGTGCGGACAGCCGCTCCATCAAGATGCCACGCAAGCACCTCACCCACGATGAAGCGGAGGAATGGTGCGACAACATGGTGAACGCTGACGGCACGAAGGGCTGTCACTGGACGCTGGAACAGACACAGGACGTTGCCAAACAGCGGAATATCACCTGTGACCCGAACGATTTCTGGGCTGTCATGAACATGATGTACTCAGATTATTGTCAGGTTGCAAAGCGCCAGTCCGTTGACACCCCGGGCTTCTACGCTGACATGGCAAAGGCGTTCCTTGAGGACGCAGATGCCGCAGATGGCAAGGCGTATCTCTACTGGGATTGCATTGCTGATAAGTAAAACAAACCCCTGTGTAGCCGTTAAAAACTACACAGGGGTTTGTTTAATCTTGGAAATATTTCAAAAAAGTACAATATTCTCCGTCATTTATCATTAGAATTTTCTCGTTTCCTAAACTTTCTATCATTTCTTTAGTTATTTTACAAAAGCGATTTCCATATTCAGACTTTCGCTTTTCAATTTCGTTTTCTTCAATAATCGCAATACTATCTTTATATTCTTCCATAAAATACTCGTTAAGATATAGTTCTTACGCCGTTATTTTTTATTTTGTTTATATCCGCATAAATCGTAACAGTATCTCCGTTTACTATGCGCCTGTTTTCCCATTTTATTTTAGGAGTGCTTCCATCCGATTTCGCTATTTTTACGGTTCCTTTAATTGTAATGTACTGCCCATTTATTAAAACTGTACACATTTCATAATTTTCCGCTGGAATATTTGAAACGACAGTCGATGTATAGGCATATATTCCCGGTTCGATTTCTTGTAAATCATAATTCGATACGATAGGATGGGACGAATTGTATTCTACGTTTGCTATCATCAGAACAACGCCAAGTATTGTTAAAACAATCCCTGCAACAGCCATTATTATATATTCTTTTCCCCCCCTCGTTGTCAAATGGCCCCGCAAAAAAAGAACTCACGCAAATAAGCATCCCTATACAACATATTCCTACAAAAACATATATTAGCACTTTTCATCACCCTTTTCTAATATATTTTTAAGATTTCAGATTCTTTTTCAAATTCGGATAGCTCTTTTGCTACATTGAATGCGAGAAAAGCGTCCAGCATAATAAGCATAATATAAACAAACGAGTGATTTTCAAATATGAATTGACGAATAAAATATCCTTCAATCAACGCAGAAAACAAAAGAAACAATAAATCGTGATATATAATTCTTTTGTTTCTCTCTAGGCAACATTTTATGTACATTCTTGCTTTTTCGCTCATATTATTCCTTTCTCACCTGTGCGATCATTGTGACTACACAGAGTTTGTTTTATTTTGTATAGTACAATTCCATATCTGCCTTGTACATATCAAGTTGTCTTTTGCTATCCACAAGCGTGTTAAAGCTAAATCACGCCGCAAAAGATACGGCGATGGACAAAATCAAGTGTGTCGCAACCCATTTACCAGCAAAGATAAACGGAATCTGAACTGCTACGGCAAAAGCATCGAACAAAAGAACGTAAATGCCACGTTTAACCATTTTCTGTAAACGGATAATACTTCCTTCGTAAAATTCCTTCGACTTCATCATACGTCAATCCTCCTAGAACTCAGCTTTTATTGTTATTTCAAATAATGCGCTGGAGCGTCTTTCATAAGAAGTAAAACAATTTGACCGTATCGTTTATGCGCTTCTTCTGTAATGGCGCATTCCAACTCTCTCACATCAGAAAACTGTAGATTTTCTGCAAGAATTTTGAGCGTTGAAGTTGGTTCCAACACACCATCTCCATTCTTGAACTCGTAAACACTCTTGCACAACGCAACCAAATCATTGTCACTAATATGGGTGATATAATTGTTCATTTCCTCATAAGTCATAATATTCTCCTTAAATCTCAGCTTTTATCTGTTAAGCAGTTCTTTGATGTAAAGCGTCTCAAAATTTTTCAGATTAGGATATTCGCTTCGAACCATCTTTTCTGCCTGTTCTTCAACGCTCAAAATACTTTCAAAATCATCATCTACATCAACAACATAACACATACATTCGTGGTCGTGCTTATCGTTCCAACCTTCAAAAAGAGCAACAAACTTTTTCATATTGTCAATCCTCCAAGAAATCCTCCAACTCAATCTTTCCCTCTGCCGCCGCAGCCGCTAGAGCGTATACGAACTGTCCAATCGTCATTCCGTGCCGTCTGGCTTCACGGTTGATGTACTTGCGCTCTTCCTCGCTCATAAGGATGGTAATGCGCTTAGATCGCTTGCCGTCACCGCTTGCAACGCCCTGATGTGATTCCGGCATCGGGATTTTTTTCTTTGTCAAGCCAGCTTCAGCCATTGCGCCGGGAACATTGCCTTGTTTGATAAGGCGTTGAACTTCCCTCGCTTGTTTTAGATTCTTTGGCTTACTTTCGCTTACTATGGCATTGTTTGGCTTGGTTTCGCTGTCTTTGGCTTGCTTCGGCTTAATACTACTTAATTCCGCTTCATTTGGCTGTGCATGGCTGTCTATGGCATCACTAGGCTTAATCGGTGCTTGTTCGGCATTATTCGGCTTTGTTTGGCTTACTTCTTCTTCCTTTGGCTCACTTCGGCTTAATGTCTGTTCCAAAAAAACAGGCTGGAAATCAAACCCGCCAAGCAAACCTGAGGATTTTTTGCTGGTTGATTTCATTCCTCTACGGCCTCCATTCGTGCACCACAGTTGGGGCAAAAATTGACTGCCCACATGGAGCTTTTTCTAAATACCGCCATGCAGTTTGAGCAACCAATACCGGCCACTTTTACCTGTACGCCGCCGTTGTCTAAGTCCACATAGCTGTAATTTGCTTGTTCCCAATGTGCAATTGGACGCACAGCATTCTCAGTTTTCTTTTTAGTCATTTTTATTTTCCCTCTACAATCATCTTCGCCAACGCCTTGAAATCCTCTGCGCTGGTACTCTTTGCCGTGTCACCGCTAAACAGGCTGTGACGCTCTGCCTGTGCCTTACGAACGCCCATAGACGGTCTAATCTTCACGTCAAGCAGCTTTGTTCCCATGCTCTGTGCAATCACAGGAAGCTGCTCCACAACCTCTTTGGACAGGTTCTCACGGCTCTTGTATTGGTTCAGAAGCAGACCTTCAATCTTCAAAGTCGGATTGAAGTATCTGCGAACTTCACCAATGGTCTGCGAAAGCTGGCTCAATCCGGCAAGCGCATAGCGGTCTGCTGTAATGGGTACGATAATGCTGTTAGCGGCGATCAGAGCGTTCACAAGCGCAAGACCAAGCTGCGGGGGAGTGTCCAGCACAATGTAATCGTACCGTTCTGACACGGAATCCAGCGCTTCACGCAGCCGGAAGTTCTTGCCAATGTCCCGGACAAGCTGCTCGTCAATGTCCTTCAATGCGTTGTCTGACGGCAGAATGTCACCGGCTTCACAATGCTGGATTCCTTCTTCTACCGTACCCTGCCGGGTCATTACATCGAACAGGGTACACACGTCCTCTGTCTGTGCGCCGTAGGTGTCTGTTGCGTTGCACTGTGCATCGCAGTCCACCAGCAGCACCTTCTTTCCAAGCAACTGCAACGCACCTGCCAGACAGGTGCTTGTGGTAGTCTTTCCTGTGCCGCCCTTCTGGTTGGCGACAGCTATGATTTTTGCCATTTTATCACTCTTTCTTTATTCTTTCGGTGGTTCTGGTAAAGGCATCCAATGTGTTACGTTGCAAGGAAGTTCGCTCCCCGTTTCCAACCAATACCCATCGGATGACATGAATCCAAACATCATATCTAACGCATCGTCAAAAACAAGAACAGGCTCGCCAATAGCTGGAAGCTCGTCTTTCACACTTATCCACGCTGGATATGTGTCAGGAACATCAAAGCTATCTGCATCAATAGAATCAAGACAAGTCCCAATTCCACAAAGATACTCGCTATCATTCGGACGGTGAAGTGCTTCCACTTCGTTGTAATGGTTTTGCAGATAATCTCTTAGCTTGTCTGCATTAATCAGTCTCATACCTTCTCCTTTCTGCATCATCTGCTCAACACGCTACGTCTTACTGCTCTTGTAACGCTTCAATGGAATAGAACGCTGGCATATACTTGTCTACGATACCCGCTTTGTCTACGCTTCTAATCAGATATCCAACAGGTCTGTCGGGGAACGGCGTTCTGTTCAAAGATAGGATGTCCTTATACGCTGCCTTCACTGTATCGTAAACTGCTTCTCTGCGTCTCGGCAACTTGATTTCAGGATGCTCTTTCTTCATCCACTTCTCAACTACCTTCGCCACGTCAATGCAGTCTTGCTTTTCCAGCTCGTCACACACAGACCAGTCAAAGTCCTCGTATCCGCTTCTGCGGGGCTTTCTGGCGGCTTTTTGCGGTTCATCCGATACTTCGCTTGCCTGAGCTTCAATCAGCGCCTCAGACGCTTTAATTTTTGGCTTAAACTTGACTGCCACAGCCTTTCGTGCCACAAGAACCGGTTCATAGGTCACCACGATGTCAGACACAGCATTGATCTCATCTACTGCAACATCAAGCACTCGTTTGCGAAGGTTCTTGTAAACATCGTAGCTTGCTTCCATCGCACCGAGCTGTTCTCTCAGCTTTTTCAAGCTGATTTCATGTGGCTTGTTGTCCATGTTTATCCAGTCCCGAAGAATCGAATAAAGCAGAATGCTGTACTGAGACTTCATTCGTGATGTGTAACGTAGACGATACCGAACGTACCCGCTTTCGGCAATATCAAAAAAGATAGGGCGAAGGTCAGGGTTGCAAGTGATTGCCACAACATAAGACCTTGTTTCCGGCACATAGTCCAGCTTTGCCCTTGTGAAAAGGACAAAGCTCTCAAACGTGCCCTTCTCTTTGTCAATGGGAATCGACACTGTATTACCTAGAAAGTGCTTGATCTGCGGCTCAATCCTTCGTGCATCAAGGCTTTTTAACCCCAGCAGGTCTCTGTACTCTGCCAACGAGAACTCCACACGGCTGCTGTTTGGGTCTCTCGGATTTATTCTTGACAAGTAAACCTCTAGCAACCGAAGCTCGCCTGCTGTGTAGTCCCTAAACTTTGCCCACACAAGGGATTTACTTTTCTCGACAAGGTTATTGTCTGATATTTTTGGCATCTGCTCACTTCCTTTAATGGTCTAAAAACAGTATATCACAAGTAGGGGGACGTGTCAACAACTTTCGTCCCCCATGACTTGTCTTTTTGTCCCCCATGTCCTCGTCATTTTGTCCCCCGTGACTTGTCAAAACGTCCCCCATGCTTTGTCATTTCGTCCCCCATCTACCTATTATATATTAAACAAGAAATAAACAAGAGGTTAAATATCATCGTTAAATAGGCGATGACGATAATTTTCAACAATTTCTTTGTTTTTCCATTCCAGCTTGTAAATAACTCAACCCTCTATTTGCTGAATAAAGTCTTTCCAGCAATGATTAGTCTTATCTAACGTGTACAAAAGGTGGATGAAAAACTTTTAAGCCGGTGTTATGGGGGACGGAATGACGAGCTGCTTAATTGCAAGCTACATATTATCGCTACTACGTTATTTATTCCGCGCAAATGTTGTCGATTCATAGCCTATGGGGGACAGATTGACAAGGCGGATTTGCCTGATAGGTGTACAAAAAGTGGACAAAATGTTCTTCAAAAACTGCGATAATTCGACAATCAACCGCTTATATTATTCGGGTTTACGGTATAAGAATCGTTGGACTTCATAGCAGCTTCCGTCCCGGCATCTTGCGCCTGATATAGAATCTCCATCTTTGGGGCGGTTCCGTTCGGGTCTGGGTCTGTCCCGGTAGCCTGCGCTATTTCATAGTTGCCCGATACCATCCGGCAGACAGAGACCCTGTCCTTCAATGGCGTATGGAGGTTTGCCAGAACCTCCGTCAGCACACCGATATGGTCTGAACCGTGATCTCCGTATCGGATGTACAGCAAGGCATCTATCTCGTAGGAAGAACACTCCATCATGGCATCTATGAGAATCTTGCGCTTTTCCATGTCGAAAAGGTCGTCCTCCAGATGCTCAAGCAATCCGGGATGAATGCAAGCGTCCATGTATCGAGCCACCGATACGCCGCAGCAGGTGAACCAGCGCATAGCCATTGGCAAGGAGATGGCTGCCAGACCTTGCTCCCAGTTGGCAATCGTACCACGATTCACGCCTATTCGTGCGGCTAATTTCTGCTGGCTTAAGCCGGAATGTATCCGTGCCATCTCTAATGCTTTGGCCGTTCTTACCAAATATTCATCCATAAATTCACGCCCTTTCAACAAAATCCAGCAAAACTGCCGGATTCGACAAACCAAAAAATGGAAAAAGCTGCTATGGAGAACCAACAGCAGCCTGTGTTATAACTGTATTGTCAAAAAATTCCAAAGAGGAAGGGAACAAAAATGAAAGAAACTGCAATCTGGAACCATGAACGTATGCCGATCATCGATGGAATGCCTGCCAGCGTTCCCAATGGGAAACCACACACACCTGAACCGTGGGAGGAAAGTTAATGAACCGAACTGTAGATGCTCTGATTGTCCCATACGCCCGCAGAAGGACGCTTGAGCTTGTCCTGAGCCTTTCTGGGTACGAAGCTGATAAAGATGCTTACCTCGAAGCAAAAGGCATCCTGGAACGCGCTGTAGCCGCCTTAGACGATGGGCGAGACCCGGCAGATAACATCGAACGCATTGACGGACAGCTTGTGGAACTGTGAAAGGAGAAGAAGATGGACTTTACGAATGGATTCTATAAAGCCGAGAACCCTGTCGTTCTTGAAGAAGTGAAAACTTTCCTCCAATCAATGGAACGGCGTGGGGCAACCGTAAAAGACTTAGACGATGCCATTGTGCAGCTAAACAATGTTTCGCACAGCATCAGCACAAACGCTCTCGTCAAAGCAGATGTGCTGGACGATTTACCGGATAACCCTTTTCGTTCCATGCTCAACGAAATGTTACAGAGCAAAGGGTAACTTAAACTTAATGTGGCTCTTAATCATTGTCATTGCAATTTTTGGCTTCCCCGATGCAAAGTAACGGATGCAAAGAAAACGTTCGATTTTTGCGAAGTTGTTCAAATTGTATTGACTACACAACCAAAAGATGTATAATCATATCAAATGAACATTCGTATTTACTGATCGGGAGGATATGCTGCAATGAGCGAACAAGAAAGAGCGAAGATTGACCGATTTATTGCATGGCTGCTGGAACATCCTGAAAAGATTCCAGCAGCGGAACAAGCACTAGACCTAGAGTAACAGAGAATCCCTTGCGCAGAGCTATACCAGCCCGGCACAAGGGATTCTTTTTATTTTACCGGGTCAGAACCACTTCTTTTTTCGGTTTCTACGGTAACGATATTTTCTGCTGTTGCCATATAGCACACGGTCATTGCCTTTTAACAAGGCCTGCATGAACCAGAAGCAAAAGGCACAGCCGCACAACAAATAATACATGGGCTTACCTTACATCTTCTCAATCAGGTTCATCAGCGCTTCACGCTGCGCTGTCGGCATAGATTCAAGCTTTTTTCTAATCCGCTCCACTGCTGCATCGACCTCACTTTGCGGCTGCTGGGGCGGGTTTTCTTTTTGGTCGCCAGAAACCAAAGTATCTACGTTTATTCCAAAATAAGAAGCTATCTTATCGAGCGTTTCATATTTCAAGCTTTGCTTTCTACCGTTTTTCAAATCGGTCAAAGACCCACGGCTTGCACCTGATTCCTTGCACATTATGGTCACATTTACTCCGCGCTGCTTGCAGAGTTTTTCAATATTTTCGTACAAGTTTGCCATAATTCCAGTCCTCGCATTGTAAGGTTTGCTGAAATTACGCGAACGCTTAAAAAAGTCTTGCATTTTACGCGAAAGCGTATTATACTAAGACCATACCGCGAAGGCGTAATGAATGATTTCTAGCAACTTCATTATATTACACTTATGCGTAAAAATCAATAGCCGGAGGTGAAATAATGGCTGAAAAAAAACCTCTGTGTGACTTTGGCAAACAAATCGAGATTGCTCTTATCCAAAAAGACAAGACTAACGACTGGTTGATTGAAAAAGTCAAGGAGGATACCGGACGATATTTTGACCGTTCTTACCTTTTCAAGGTTAAGACTGGAAAGCTGGAAACGCCCGGAATCAAGAAAAGCATCTGCCGGATTTTGAACATTCAGGATTCGGGAGCATAAGAAAGGAGAGAAAATGGCAAACATTCAAGTTTTTGAATATCAGAATAGCAAGGTTCGCACTGTTGATATGGACGGAGAAGCGTGGTTCGTTCTGAAAGACGTGTGCGCTGTGCTTGGTATTAGCAATAACCGCATGGCTGCTGACCGATTAGATGATGACGAAAAGGGTGTCAGTCTGATTGACACCCTTGGCGGCAAACAGGAAATGGTAATTGTCAACGAAAGCGGTTTGTACCACGTCATCCTCCGCAGCGACAAGCCGGAAGCAGCACCGTTCCGCAGATGGGTCACAAACGATGTGCTTCCTGCCATCCGTAAGACCGGAAGCTACAACGCGCCGCAACTTACCCGCTCGCAGCTCCTTGCAACTGCGCTGATCGCAGCGCACGAAGAGCTGGAAGAGAAGGACAAACAGATTGAAACCATGAAGCCGAAAGCGCTTTTCGCTGACGCTGTGAGCGCAAGCGGCCAAAGCATTCTTGTTGGTGAGATGGCAAAGCTGCTGTCGCAGAACGGCATCCAGATGGGGCAGAACCGCCTGTTCCAGTGGATGCGTGAGAACGGTTACTTGATTAAAGACAAGAAGCGGACGGACTACAATATGCCAACGCAGAAATCTATGGAGCTTCGCTTGTTTGAAATCAAGGAAACGTCCATTGCACATTCCGATGGGCACACCTCAATCAACAAGACCCCGAAGGTGACCGGCATCGGTCAGGTCTATTTCGTTAATCTCTTCTTAAAGACGGAGAAGAGCAAGAAAGCGGAGGGCTGAACATGGAACGGATTTTGACATTGAAGGTAGACCTTGAGCAACCGGACAATGCTAGACACGCAATTGACATAGCTGTGGAAGCCTACGAGCAGAGCAAAAAGCACTGGGATGCTCGTGAGCTCAACGATGCCAAAAACATAGCACAAAGAATTTTGTTCGATCTGTGCGACAATGGTTACAGCATGATCTGGACGGTCACTGATGGCGCTGTTGGGTTGACGATTTGGAACGATTTCAGAGAGCCAAGCGTTGGTCAGTGTTATATGACCGAAGAAGGGCTGCGTGACATCTGGGTTGAAAAACTGGTTGCGCTGTACATTGCCAAAGGTATGGAAGTCCCGAAGTTCATCACAGATAAGGCTGGTGAGTGTTGGTGACGAATTTTCGCAGGGCGCAAAGCCACAAGCGCAGACTGAAGCTGGCAATGGCTGCTGGCGTGTCTCGAAACGATGCCAACAAGGTGCTTTGGATGGAAAAGACCATCAATCAGTGCTTTGAACGTCACAATCGGGAAGCCAGACTGAAAGAGGAGATGCAGCGTGGAAGAAAAGTACTGTGAGCGCTGCGGTGTCTTTCTTGGCCTTGTAAATCCATGCAAGAAATACTGTGAAGAATGTAAAATCATTGTTCGCAGAGAACGGCAGGCTCTTATAAAGAAAGGAATTAAGGCTAAGCCGCAACCGGCTTTATGCGCTTGGTGCAAGAAGCCAATGGTTCGGAAGGTCTGGTCTCAGAAGTATCACCCTGAATGTGCAGCAGATGCAAACAAGGCTTTGACCAAAAAGTACAAAGCCAAAAAGCAAAAAGAGCTGAATGAGCTAAAAGCATCTGGTGAGTTCAAAAATACTTGGGATGTGCAGGAGCCAGAACGTGCGAGACCTCAAAAGCACGAGCCTCCAAAGTATACCGTGCGACAGATGAACGATGCCGCAAAACGATACGGCATGAGCTACGGCCATTACAGTACTTTACTTGCACAGGGAAAGGTGAAGGCTCCTGATGAACGGTAAATACTACGGCCAGCGTGAAATCCGCTGGCACAGCCGGGAGAAAGACCGGCTGGAACACATTCATAAAAGAAAGGACAAGAATGAAAGCATTCGTGGAAATTGCCCTGATTTGGGGCATTGTCCTGGCATTGGTTCTAGCAGCGTTCCTGCTAAACTTCTGGCTGGTGCATCATATCGAGCTTCTGGTCGGAGCTAAAATGACCTGGTACATTATCGGAATCAGCGCTCTGATGGCCACATGTTGGGTTTTCAGCACAGGTAAGAAAGCATGACGCTGGAAGATGCAATGAAAGCCAGGTACTTCAACATCAACGACCTTAGCCGTAGATCGGGAGTATCAAGGCCGACGATTTACAGCATCTTGGACAAGCGAAAAAAGCAGAAAAGCTCCGTTCGGGTCGATACGCTTCTAAAAATCGCAAAGGCCTTGAATGCAAAGATTACCATTAGTGAAAACAAGCCAAGCGGATTTGATATTGTCTTAAAAGAGGTGAAGAGAAATGAAAACTGTTAAAGGAACTGTATTGTGCTTTATAAGCATATCCATCGCCGTTGCGGCACTTGGATGTGGAAACGCCATCAATGGCGCTTCTAATGGCTGGGGGATGCTTGGATATACGCTGCTGTCCTTGTCTATGCTTTTTACTGCTTTGATTCTCGCTATTATCGGCGTTAGCGCGGAGAATGAGCGTATTGAACGCGAAAACCGTAAGATCAAGCGAGTGCCCCACCACACCAACGAGTGGAGGGATGCTCAGTGAAATGCCCGATGTGCGGACAGGAAAGTGTTACGACCGTCGACACTAGAAACGAAGACGATTGCATTATTCGCAGAAAGCATTGCTTGAATAAAGAATGCGATTACCGATGGTCTACCATTGAAATCGACACAAGCCAGTGGTACTCAGCTCTTCAAATCCAAGAGCACAGAAAACAGAGAGGACGGCCCAGAAAGAATGATTAGCGTGAACCTAGATCGGTTCGGTGGCGTGACAGAGCCGGAGGACGGCGTGTACTTTATGACTAAAGAGCAGATGGCGGAAGCGAAAGAAGCCGACCGGCTGGCAGCGATTGAGGACTTGCAGTCCGAGATTGAAGACAGGGAAGCAGAGCTGAAAGACCTCCGTGCAAAGTTGGCAGACCTGATGGCTGGTTGATTTTGTACAGCCAAGTTAAGCCAAAGTATGAATAATGAAGCCTAATGAAGCCGAAGGAAGGAAAGAAAAATGGCAGTATTAGTAATGGTCTATGGTCATTCCGGTAGCGGAAAGTCCGCTTCGCTTCGGAACTTTGACCCGGAACAGGTGGCGGTTATCAACGTGCTTGGCAAGCCGCTGCCGTTCAGAAGCAGCATGAAAACGTACATTACCAATGACTACGGCAAGATTGATGCCGCAATCCACAGCACTAAGCGTAAGTCCATCGTCATTGACGATGCCACCTACCTTATGACCGGCGAGTTCATGCGGAACGCAAAGGTTGCCGGATACCAGAAATTCACCGACATGGCAGCAAACTTCAACGCCCTGCTGATGCGAGCGAAGGAGCTGCCGGATGATGTGGTGGTCTACTTCTTCGGGCACAGCGAGCGTGACGGCGATGGCGGAGAGAAGTTCAAGACCATCGGAAAGCTGCTGGACGAGAAGGTCTGCGTGGAAGGATACTTCACCATCGTTCTGAAAACCGTTGTGCAGGATGGGCGATACCTGTTCAGCACTCGCAATGATGGAATGGATACCGTGAAAACCCCTCTTGGGATGTTCAACAATGCGCTGGTCGAGAACGACCTTGCCGCCGTAGACAAGACTATCCGTGAGTATTACAACATCCCGGTACAGCCGGATAACAAAGGAGAGTAACAGATGAAGAACATCAACTGGAATGACGTGCAGGAAGCCACCGAACGCCGTGACCTGCCTGTTGGCGGATATGTTGCCGGTATCTGCAAGGCAACGGACGAACCCGCAAAGGAGCGCCTGAACATCGAGTGGGAAGTTGCAGAGGGCGAGTTCAAGGGTTACTGGCGTGAGCAGACCGCTTCTCTTATCGAGCGTGGCAAGCTGAATCCGGGCGAGTGGGCATGGGGCGGCAAGACCATCAAGAGCTACAAGGAAAAGGCGCTGCCGTTTTTCAAGGGCTTTATCACCGCTGTGGAGCAGTCCAATCCCGGCTATAAGTTCAACAACGATGAAAAGACCCTGCGTGGCAAGCTGGTCGGCGTGGTTCTCCGTGAGGAAGAGTACATGGGCAACGATGGGAACATCAAGACAAAGCTTGTCGTTGACCGTTTCACCAGCGTTGACAAGATTCGTTCCGGTGACTATGAGGTCAGACCGAAGAAAACGCTGGCTGGTGGGTCTGGTTCTGGCTACTCGCAGGGCGGGAACGATGACTTCTCCACGATTGAGGACGATGGTTCGCTCCCTTTTGACTAACGGTTACGCTACCGGGACAAAAGGCGAGAAAGGATAAAAGATGAAATTGATTGTTGTGGATAACGGAAATGCGCTCATCAACGCTGACACCGTTGCTGGAATTGAAAAAGAGCGCAGCAACATTTCGAGAAATGATGACGTAATCAAAACGAAATACAGCTTAGTTGTTCGCACAGACTGTGAAGAAAACAGCAAAGCCTACCGCATCGGAACATACACGAGCAACGAGATTTGCAGTGCGGCTATGTACGAACTGAGCAATTTTATCATAAGCGATGGCGACAAAACGTTCCGTGCATTCAACGATGAAGACTTTAAGGAGCATTTTCCAAACACGAAAATTCTCCGCTAACCCATAAGAGCTGCGCTATCTGGCTGGACGGGCGTTTGGAAAGATGAAACACTTGGGCGACATCACAAAGATTCACGGCGACCAGATAGAGCCTGTGGATTGTATCACGTTTGGCAGCCCTTGTCAGGGCTTGTCTATGGCTGGGAAAAGGCTTGGATTTGACGACGACCGTTCCGTGTTGTTTTTGGATGCCGCAAGAATCATTAAGGAAATGAGGACAGCCACCAATGGAATGTATCCAACTTTCGCTGTTTGGGAAAACGTGCCAGGAGCATTCAGTTCCAACGGAGGAGAAGATTTCAGAGCCGTGCTGGAAGAACTTGCCCGCGTGGAACAGCCAGACGTTTCAATTCCTCGACCTTCGGGTAGGGGGGGGGGCAGATGGAGCAAAGCCGGAGCAATCGCCGGAAACGGATGGTCTTTGGCATGGAGACAGCTCGATGCTCAATATTGGGGAGTCCCCCAACGCCGAAAGAGAATCGCTCTTGTCGTGGATTTTGGAGGACAACGTGCCGCAGAAATATTATTTGAGCGCACGGGCGTGTCAGGGAATCCTGACGAGAGCATCAAGGCGTGGGAAGCCACTCCCGGACATTCTCAGGCAAGCCATTCTGGATGTGATCGAACAAGCGAGAAAGCCATCTATGACTCAAGGGGAAACGGCGATGGCAGAACTTGTCCAACCATAACAGGCGACCACGAAAACAGAATCACAGACTACACGGCTATCGCTATCGAACGTAAGACCTTCAACGAACAGTCTTTCAGCCGCTATAAGGAAAGCGACAAATGCTCAACCTTGAAAGCGAAAGCAGGGAACATCGGCAATGGCAGCGAGTGCCTGATTGCAGAGAAAACAATCCGCTGGATTGTTCGCCGCCTGACACCCGTTGAATGCGAGCGGTTGCAAGGCTTTCCGAGCGGATGGACTGACATTGGCGAGTGGACAGACACAAAAGGCAAGAAGCACAAGTACGCTGACACACCACGTTACAAAGCACTCGGAAACAGCATTGCTCTACCGCAGTGGTTCTGGATTGCACAGAAGGCGAAACCCTATTTAAGACCAAATGCCACGTTGGGCAGTCTGTTTGACGGCATAGGCGGCTTCCCACTTGTCTGGCAAAAGACCTATGGAAACGGTACGGTGCGATGGGCTTCCGAAATCGATGAGTTTCCAATTGCCGTTACAAAAAGGAGATTCGGCGAAGAATGATTACCTGTTGTCTCAACTGCACATCACGCTGCACAGCCTGCCACGACACTTGCGAGAAGTACAAGGCAGAGAAGAAAGACTTCGAGGAACGCAAGGCGTTCGTGCATGAGCTGAACCACAGCCAGAGCGTGTATCACCGTGATTATGAGGACAAGCACCGGGAACGTGGCAAGAAGCGGTTTCTCGGAAGTGAATTTAGAGGTGAACGAGGATGAACGAATGGAGAGAGACAGCAAAGAACCATCCGACAAAGGAAGACGGATTGTTTGTGCTTTCTGTATATTCTCTGAAAGCATGAATAAGTGGCGAATCTTACAGCAATATTGGGAGGTGGTCAAATTGCTTCTTGATGAGTACCCGTTTTGGATGCCAATGCCTGAGTTGCCTGAAATGTTAGACCGAATCAACAAAGGACTTCGTACATGAACACCGGCAAGCAGTTTGAATCAGACTTCAAGGAATCCGTCCCGTCCGATGCGTGGTGCTACCGACTGAAAGACAGTGCTGCCACCTACTACGGCGGCAACGAGAACCTGTCCTTCTCCATCGACAACATCTGCGACTTCCTTGTGTACCGTTACCCGATGAACCACCTGTTTGAACTGAAAACAATCGAAACGCCCTCTATCCCTTTGGAAAAGGTGTTCGGCAAGTACGACAAGGCAAAGTGCAAATACCGCAAGGAAAAGCACATCACGGACATGGTGGATGCAATGGGGTACAGCGGTCAGACCGCCCATGTGATAGTCAACTATCGGGCGGTCAACCGCACCTTTGCAATCCCTGCCAATAAGGTTCTGGCGTTCCGTTACAACGAGAGCCGCAAGAGCATCCCTTGGCAGTGGGCAGAGCAAGAGGGGATAGAGGTCAAAGCAAAAAGGTTGCGTGTCCATTGGCGGTATGACGTGGATGGGCTGCTAAAGAGATTGGAGAAAGAGCATGAAATGCGATAGATGCGGAGAAGCGTTTGAATACTACGACAATTCCCTTTGCGGAAATTCTATCCAAAAGACGCTTGTAAACGAAAGCAAAAATTTGGTTTACCCATCGTTTGAGGGATACCCGCCGATTTGCCTTTGCCCCTATTGCATGGCAAAGCTGAACGACTGGCTGAAAGGAGAACAGAAGTGAGCAATCAGATGAATAAATTCGGAAACTGCCCTCTGTGTGGCAAACAAGTCAAGCCAACAAACCTCCGCAAAATCGCACGGAAGAACCAGTTGTACGGCTTCCGCATGGCTCTGGATGGCATCGCCGCCACATGGGGCGCACTGATCCAGAACCTTCGGTGCGATGCAGACCTAACCGATGAACAGGTGCAGAAAATCATCCGCATTGGTGACAGGTACTGGGAGATGGTTGGGCAGTTCAAAAACGAGAATATGACCCCTGACGAGTTTGCGGATTACATCACCGCAAAATCAGAACAGGTCGAAAAAGAGCTGAGGGAAAGGTGGAGCTAACAATGTTTGAATTTGCAACTCGCTGGCTGGTCTGCCTAGTCCTGCTGGCGGTAGTAGTTCAGTCCGAACGGACAATCAAAGACATGACAGACAGCCTGTTTGAAAAGCGGCAGGCAATGCTCGTCTGGACGTTCGTCAACGTATGTCTGGCCGTTTGTACGGCTGTTGTGATGGGGTGGAGGTAAGTATGGAAATTCGTGAAGAGCGTGACAAGAAGAGAGTTCGTTTTGATTCGCTAAAAGAAGGAGAGCCGTTTTACTACAACGGCGAACTTCTTATGAAGACAAGCGAGGTTACTGACAATTCTGGCTTTTACGGTGGCACTACATATAACTGTGTGTCGCTCCGTCACGGTAGGATTATGGAATGCCATGATGATACAATGGTTGGCATTGCAAGGGTTCATATCGAAAAGGAGTACTAATGGACAACGAACGTTACTGCCCGATGAAGCTAACCAGCAATCCGCTTGGTCGGTGCGTCTGCGAGAAAGAAAAGTGCGCTTGGTGGCGACATTTGGACGGTTGCTGTGCAGTCTGGCAAATCGCATGGAAGCTAGACAACATCGAAGCAAAGATGAAGAGGTGAGAGTGTGAAACTGGTTGATGTTGACCCAATCATTGCGGCGTGGAAAACTGTTGGCGTTGACAAAAAGAATGAAGCAAAGTCGTTTTTGGATAGCAAAAACTTCATCGTATACATACAAGGACAAATCAGAAGTAGCATTGGAGATGTGTTTTTAGATTTAGCCAACGTATTGGAAAAATCTGAGCCCGCCAATATATGGTTTGATGCCAAGAAAGTTTTACCAGAAAAAGACAAAGAAGTTCTCGTAAAAAGAGAAAAGTTCGGCATTGAAATTGCATTTTTATCTTATGACGGATTATGGCAAGAGCGCGACGAGTACATTGTATTTGGAGATGTAACTCATTGGGCGTATCTTCCAGAACCGCCAAAGGAGATCTGACACATGGCAACGACAGAAATGAAAAAGCGAATTTACCTTGTTCTCGAAACCGAAGCGGACGAGGATGACAATAGCATTCGCAGCGATATTGAGCAAGAACTTGGAATGGCCACGCATTATTTCAAAACATGCTCTTATAGCGAAATCGGGTTTGATGGCTTGTGGAGAAGCACATTCGAGCAGCCGCCTAAGAAAGAAGATGCAGATGAAAACGGCTATGTGATGGCGATTGCTGGGGCGATCACAAAGTCCGATTGCGTGGGTTATCCATATAAGTGGTTGTGGAATGTCGTTGCAAAGCATCCATGCGCATACCCTGTTTGGAAGCCTATCAAGGAGGTCTGATACATGGCAACACCCCCGAAACGTGGTCGTGGCAGACCGCCACTGACCGAAGCTGAAAAGAAAAAGCGTGAGAAGCGGGCGCAAAAGGCAAAAGAGCAAGCCGCTGCGAAGCGTGAGAAAGAGCGTGAGAAGAAACGAATACAGAACCTCAACAAGAACAAGAGCATCCGATCACAGGTCAGTAAGAAGGTAAAGGAGCAACAGGCGTTGGCTATCGAGAAGCAGAAAATGATGAACACAGGGGATTTGCAGTCAAGAATCGGCGATGAAGAGGACAAGAAAGTTGTCGGCATGATTGCAGCCAAGTATTTTGGCGACCTTCCGAGTGTGGACATGAGTAACCCCATTGAAGTGCAGCAACGCCTTGACTTTTTCTTTGACGCTTGCATTGAAGCCAGAATCTCCCCTGTGGTGGAATGGATTGCACTGGTGTTGGGCATCGAATGGCCTAGTCTTAGACAGATTATGACAGGCAAACGCCGTGACGACAGCTTGCAGCAGAAGTACATCTTGAAGCTGATTCTGCAAATGCAGTCCATGTGGGCGTACAACGGTATGTATGGTCAGGAGAACCCGGCAGAGTGGATTTTCCGAGCCAAGAACTACTTTGGTATGCGTGACAACGTGGAAGTCACCGTTGCGCCACCTGAACAGCCGTTGGGCGATGCCCAGAGCGCAGAGCAGCTTGCCCAGAAGTACCAGACGGCTTTGCCGAAGGAAATTGACGTGGAGTACAGAGAGGTAGCGGAAGAATGAAAGAACTCATAACTTTCTTCTTATTATCTTGGGCGGTTGCTTTTTTGATTATCAACAATTTTAACGATAAGGAGTAAAACATGAAAAAGGTAGCAACTATTATTTCTTCTGTGGTAGCAGCGTTTTTTGTTGCAGTGGTTCTTTTGCTGTGTTTGGAGAGAGTGCCTGTTGGGTATGTCGGCGTTGTTTATTCCGCACGAGGCGTTGAGCAGAACACTTTGTCGCAGGGCTGGCACTTTCTCTCGCCGATGAAACACGTTAGCAAGTTCCCTATCAGCCAGCAGCAGCTAATTTTTTCAGATGACCCAGCAGATTATAACGCAAAAGAACACGCAGATTGGCACATTGATGCCCCCGCAAGCGGTGGAATGGTTGGAGTAAACCTTACCGTAAATTATAACTTCATTCCAGACCGTGTTGTTGAACTTTACAGCCGTTTTAATGGGATGGATGGCGAAACGCTTGTGGAAAGCCGTATTCAGAACAGCATTATCGCCTACGTCAAGGAAGTTACGCCACAGTTTTCCGTAATGGACATTTACTCTGAAAAGAAAACGGAAGTAAACAACGCAATCACAAGTTATTTGAACGAAAAACTTACCAATGAATACGGAATCAACGTTTCAAGTGCTCTCGTGATTGATGTAGAGTTGGATGACACCCTCACCGAAAAAATTAGAGCAAAAGAACAAGCAAAACAGGACGCCGAGATTGCTGAACTGAACAAGCAGACCGCTCTTGCACAGGCTGAAACGGACAAGGTAAAAGCTCAAGCGGAAGCCGATGTGAAAGTGATCGAAGCTCAAGCAGAAGCTGAATCGAACCGTATTGTGTCTGAATCCATCACACCTGAACTGATTCAGATGAAAGAAGCTGAAGCCAGACTGAAGCACGGATGGGTCACTGTCAATGGAGCAGATACAGTCGTAACAAAAGCTGATTGACGGGGAACATATTCCGTGCAAAATCAAAGACTGGAAAGCCAACAAAGAAATCCTGTTTAAGGATGTTGGGAAGAACGAGCAATGAAAATCATTACATATCCTGACGGTCGTTCGGAACAGATTGGAACGCCATTAGAACTAGCGCAATTTATGTTTGGCTTGACTGAGTATCAAACTATGCAGAAGTTTAAGAATCTGATTGACTCCATCCCACAGCAGATTGAACCACAGCAGATTAAAAGCCCAAATAAAAAACGCGCATCTAAAAAGAAAGCAGGCGAATCTAATGCAGACTGACAAAGGAATCTACCACAAGCGAGTGATCGGGCGGTTCAACAGGGGAAAGAGAGGACAGAGGAAATGAGATTTTGTGGAGTATACAGATGCAAACAATGCGGTTCTGTATTTTCGGCCAATGAATTAAAGAACTTGCAGTATGAAATGGCTTGTGGGTTGTTTTCAAACACAAACGAAAACAATGCAGCAAAATGCACAAAAGAAACAATGGAAATAATTGTACATAGATGTGACCCTGTTACCGTTGGCGTTTGCGAACAAATAGGATGGATGAAGTACGAATGAATTTCTATTGCACAACCGAACATTGTTCTTGCATGGGCATCAAACAGTTCTCTGCTGGTAAGGCTACCGATGCACGGCAGAATCCTGTAAGAACAAATCTGAGCCGTCCTGTGGCTCTTGCAAATGGTACGCAGAACCGGAGGGCGTGTGTGTGAACGACCAGGCAGAACACGTTGCAGACTTCGTGTGGGATGAACGTGGATGCAAGGAATGGGAAAAGAAAGATGAAACGTCAGTCGACCTATAAAGGGCTTATTGGCAAGGGCTGGTACGACCAAAGCGAGTACAGTCACTATTTTGCAGCGTGGGCAAACCATCGCAATAACTGGGCTATTCGCAAGGCTGATAACCGCAAGCTGGCAAAAGCAAGGCTAAAGCAGATTGAACGCCAGCAAATCAGAAAGGAGCTGGAAGAGTATGACAGCAGGAGAGAAAATCAGGAAGCGCAGACTTGAACTTGGCATCACGCAGAAAGATGTTGCGAGGATGATTGGAACAACCAATGCATATGTCAGTGCCGTTGAAAAGCAAAAGCGTGGCGTGAATAAAGAAACGCGGCTGGCAAAATTCGCAGAAGCTCTTGAATGCAGTGTGGACGATTTGAGGTCAGATGCGCCCAAAGGCATGGTAGACCCTACCAATGACGACTTTGGAGCGGTTTGTAACTGCGCTGTCCGCTACTGCTTGAGCAGACAGTCATATATGCCTAGCCTTGTCTGCGGATACATCGCACCGCTTCTGCCGAAACTGACGGACATAACGCTTAGTTGTTTTCGACGTGACATTGCAGAGCGTAAGAGTAATGGGTTTGACTTTGGCATGGACTTCGATGTTGAGACATGGGATACGTTCTACAAGGCAGTTTGCAATGAGATTGAGAGGAGAAAGGGCGATGGAAGCCAGACCGATTGATGCCAATGCACTACGGAAACGCATTGAAGAATGGATGCAGGAATTAGAGCAAGAGTTTACTGTTGAGTATGCCTACATGGGCTATGCGCTAGACGATGTACTTGATTACATCGACACTGCACCAACAATCGAGGTGAAAGACAATGGTTAATTATCCAGAATACCTTGAACGAAACGCACTTATTGAAAGAATCGAGAAAGCATATTGCGATGGCTGCGAGAACTACAATGGAGTTAGATGCCGTGCTTGCGGTATTGGCGATGCCATTGACGTTGTGGAAGATGCCCCGACAGCCTTAGAGCGTACCGCTGAATGGATTGCGCAAGACGAAGATAAGACGAGGTTCATGTGCAGTAATTGCCATGCGAGAAACAATCGAGACCGCTACAACTACTGCCCGAACTGTGGTTCTTTGATGGAGAACAGGTTATGAGTAACACATTTTGGCATCCGGCATTGGAACCGCCACGAGAGCGGACGCAGCCTTTGTTGCTTGCGACTAAGACAACGTGGCGTGATAAAGATGGAAAAATGTTGCAAGGCTTCTCGCCAACAGCGTACTTTCTTGGCTGTTACGCAGACGGTCAGTTCTGGGATGAGATAGGCGAGAGGCTGCCGAAAGATGTGACGGTGACGCATTGGATGGCGTTCCCGATGATATGAGGTGATGTAGATGGACAAGTATGTATGGCATTCCGTGCAGGATGAGTTGCCGCCGTCAGATGCTCCGATGCTGATTTTGATGGTAAAACACATTTACCAAAACAAAAACGACTATGAGCGGTACATGAGGCTCGGCTTCTATGCACCAGCATTTGGGAAAAAGGCGTGGAGAGACGAGTTTAACGACCCGTTGGAACACGGTGATTGGTACAATGTAACGCACTGGACGTATGCGCCAGAAGAGCCAAAGAGGGATGAAGATGGATGGATTTAAAGCGTTAACAGAAGCAATGAACCAATGTGCTGCATCAGCTGAACATTTTGCAAATGCTGTCAGACAGTCCGAAATGCAGTGCGGTTGCATCAAGCAGAAGCACAACCGACCTGTATACTGTAAAGGTGCAAAGCTACATGAAGTTTTCAAACGAATTATGAGAACGAGAGAGGGATTTAGAAAGTGACAGAACTCAAGAGATGTCCGTTCTGCGGTGCGGAACCACCGACTGTAAAAGTGATTCATCCACTTAACGTTGACATGGCTAGTTGGGTAGTCTGCGGCAAATGCGGGGTGAGCACTTCTGCAACATTTGGCAAGAAAAAAGCCATCGAAGCATGGAACAAACGCTACAAAGAGGATTGAGCATGGACAAAAAACGAGACAGCTTTACATTTCAACGATACTACTTTGAAGCCATCTCCACACTCAAAAGTAAAGAGAAGTTGGAACTCTATGATGCAATCTGTGCATACGTTTTTGAAGAAAAAGACGCAACTTTGAACTCAAAAAAAGCAGAATCTTGTTTCGTTTTGATTAAACATCTGCTCGATGAGGAATGTAAAAGAAGCGATATTGCGTCAAAAGGATGGTCTACACGAAAGTCAGCTCATCCTCATGTCATAAATGAGATGAAAGTCAGCTCATCTATGAGTTCAAAGTCAGATGACAATGAACCCATTGTATCAACTGACAGTCAGATGAACGTCAAGACCTTGCCGGAGAGTGCAGTCAAAAAGAAACCTGACATCTTCTCAGACTTTGCTCGTGGCGATAAAGCCTTGCTGGAATCCTTGCGAGAGTTCGCACAGATGCGTACAAGAATCAAAAAGCCTATGACAGACCGGGCGAAACAGATGCTCTGCAACAAGCTGGAAAAGTTTGATCGGCATGATTGGAAAGCCATTCTCGACCAGAGCATCTATGCCGGGTGGCAGGACATTTACGCATTAAAACAGGATGACCAGTACGAGCAAAGTACGGAGATGGAGTTTCCTAGACTATGACAATGGACGTTCAAACGGTATTTATCGGTGCGCTGATGCTCTGCAAGCCGGGAGTTGTGGATGAAATCATACCAGACCTTGAACTTGACTTGTTCAGACCTGAGCTAAGAGACGCTTTTGCGGCTGTTCAGGGCTATTGGACGGCTAGGGGTAAGATAGATATAGTCGAGATAAACACGCAGCATCCAGACGTAGCGCAGACGCTCTTGGCGTGTGTACAAAC